CAGCCCGAGCACCTCGCCCCGCACGCTCGACACCTTGCCGGCCACCTCGCGATGGGCGTCGGCCAGCACCTTATACGACGTCTCGACCACCGCGATCCGCTCGGCGTGCTCCCGGCACAGTCGGCCGCGCTCCTCTGCGTTGCCCGCGCCGGCGGCCGCGTGGCGGCCGTCGCCGTTGCGCCGTGACCCGCTCACCCGCTCGACCACCCGAAACGCCCCCTGCACCACCGCCACGGCGATCGCCACCACCGCCCCGGTCTCCACCGTCGTCATCGCCGCCAACATCGTCGCATCCATTCGATCCACCCCTCTTCGGGTGCCCCGCCCCGTCCGTGGGGTGGGGGAGAATCGCGCGACCCTCTCGGGTCCGCCGCTAAACGATCATGCCGCCGTGATCGTGTACTTGCCGTCCGGCTCGTACAGATTCGCAATCGACAATGTATCCTCGTTGCCGATCAACGTCGCGCCCCGCTCCAGGTTCACCGATCCCCACGTCCGACTGTAGCTCGCCCCGCTGCCGTCCACCGTACCGCCGTTCTTGATATTCATCGTCGCCACGGCCGACGTGCTGTTGTGGTGATGGTCGTACACGATCCCGCCGTTGGCCGCCTCGAGCGTCGTGATCTGGTACTTGCCCTCGATCCGCATGCTGCCGCCGTGGCATTTGACGAGCGTCACCGTCGCCGCCGCCTGCATCACGTTCGTCCCGCCGGTCTGGTACCAGTTCGTCAGCGTCACGCCCGCCCCGGTAAACACCTGGCTGACCGCGCCGTCCTCTGACACGTTCACATCGCCGATCGTCGACGTCTCACCCGGCAGCTCGGTCGCCACGCCCACCCCGCCCGGGGCGTACCGCACGTGCAGATCGGTCGTGCTGCTGTTCGCTTTCAGGCGCACCGCCGGCCGGCCGGTATCGGCGGATGTGGCCGCCGTGTTGTGCACCACCACCTGGGCCGCCGTACTGCCCAGATCGATCAGGATCCGCCCCGACCCCGTCGGGTCGCCCGGCCCCGCGTGCTCGCCGATGTCCACGTTGCCGTCGCTCCCGTCCACGCCGATCTGCAGATAGCAGTCGCGATACTCGGCCTTGCTCGAATTGGTCGTCTCGCCGTCGGCCGTCGTCGCCAGCGCCGTATAGTCCAGCCCGATCCGGCCGGTATACCGCTGCGTGATCCGCAGGCTGTCCAGCGTCACCGCCGACTGATCCAGACCCCAGCAGATGTTGACGTCGCTGTCGTCGATGATCACATCATCATCATCAACCGGCACCGCCCCGGTGCTCCAGTTCGCCGCCGTGCCCCAGTCGTTCGGCCCGGCGTTGGCCGTCGTCGTCGCCATCGTCAGCGTCGGCGCGGTGCCGCCGCCGCCGTCGTAGACGTCCGACGTCACCACGAAATCCAGCCCCGCCACAGCCGATGTCAGCTCCACGTGCGTGGTCTGGTCGCTCGCCGTGATCTGTGTCGCATAGATATGGGTGGACGCATCCCAGGCCGAGGTCAGCCCCGCCGTCACCGCCGCCACCGTCTCGGTGCCCGCCACCGTAAACGACGCGATCGTCACCCCGCCGACCTTCAGATAGTAGATGTCGCCCGTGTTCGGATTCGCCGGCGTGGCCGTCATCACCTTCGCCACCGCGTCGGCCGTACCCAGCCAGTATTTCGTCGCCATGGTCTATTCCTCGGCCTTCTGGGCCCATGCTCGCCCGTCCACATTCAAGTCAAGCCAACTCACCGCGTTGTTCTCACTGTCCACCACGCCCGTCCCGCCGGTCGGTGCACGGATGGCGTAGATTTCGTCGCCGGTCTCGTCATCGCCATGTTCGACGTAGCTGGGCACGACCACCTGATCCTCGGTGTCGTCCCCGTCGTCCGCTTCCCGTTCGGTATCGCTGCTGTAGGTGTAGCTGATGCCGTTTCGCGTCTCGCCGTCGAACGGCGTCCGCCTCAGCAGGTACGGTTTGGCCACCTTGATGTCGTCGTCGCCCGCATTGTTGCTCACATCCAGCGTCCGACAGACCAGGTAATCGCCCTTCACCTGGCGCACCTGAAAGCGCCGCACCGTCATCCGGCCGCCCGCCACCGCCGCGCCGACCACCTGCCGGGGCGGCCCCGCATGGGGCAGATTGCGATTGATATGCCGCACCGGCTGATTCAATTTGCTCGCCGCGATCACCTCGCCCGACTGCCATTCCTCGAGCTGCTCCGTCGTCATGTCAAACACGTTCTGGCTCACAGCCTCAGCCTCAGATGGCGGAACTCCCTCGCCTGGATCACCTGCGCGGTCTTCAGCCCGTTCTTGCCGCTCACGTCCCCCGGCGGCTGGCCCGTCTCCGGATCGATGAACACCAGCGTCGGGTCCCAACTCCCGTCGTTGTACACGAACTCATACTCGACGTCGAAAATCGTGCCGTCGCGGCTCTCGCCCTCAATCCGGTTGACCATCCACTCGTGCTTTTTCCCGCCGAACACCCCGCTCGCATTGATTTTGCCGACGAACGCCTGCGCTTTGCTTAGGGGGTTGCCGTACTCCTGCTGGCTGAACCACACGGTGGGCATCGCCACCGGCACCTCAACCTCGGCCCCCTGCGTCTCCGTTCGTCGGTCGCCGTCCTCGTCGGCCGGGTATTTGTAACTCACGGTCAGTTGTTTGCCCCGATAGTCCTTATGTGTCCGGCGCATCTGCACCGTCGCCCCCACGCGGATCCGCGCGCCGCCGCCTCCGCCGGTGCCGCCCCCGTCGCCCGGCACGTACTGGCCGTAGTTCACGGTCACGATCGCCGTGCTGGTGTCGTTCTCGACCATCTCGACGTCGGCGTCGAACGCCACCATGTTGCGGCCCGCCGGATGCCCCTGCCCCTGCTGCGGCACCCCCGGGGCCTCCAGTGCCCGCATCGGCCGCAGTGCCGGATCGCCGGGGATATTCTCGACCAGAAACGTCCGCACCGCCGTCAGCCCGTCGGAGGTCCTGCGAATCGTCGTACCTTTATAGTCCGCCGTCACGTTCATGTGCGTATCATGCCGCCGTCGCCACGTTGGTTTTGCCGATCTTCTGATCGATCGATTTCAACGTCGCGTTCACGTCCTTGAGTTGCGGATCATTGACCTTCTGTTCCTTCTGCGCCCGCGCCTGCTGCACGAGCCCGCCGATCACGATCCGCGACAGATCCACCTGTTCGGCCACGCCCATCTTCCGCTGCTGCATGCCGGCCGTCGCCGCCTCGGTCGCCCGCTCCCTCGCCAGTTTGGCCGAGCGCTCGAACGTCTCCATGTTGATCAGCCCCAATTCGAGCAGCTTGTTGAGGTTCTCCATATGCTCGGCGTACACCTCGAACGGCGTCCGCGTCTCCGTGCGGATCCGCTCGGCCAGCCGCTGCCACTTATCCATCTCCTGCTGTTGCCGGGCGAACTCCGCGCCGATGGCCGACAGCGACTCGCCGGTCCGTTGGTTCGCCGCCGCCGCCTCGGCCGTTTTCTGCGCCTCGTCGCGGATCGTCTTGAAAAACGCCGTCACCTTCTGCTGATTCTCGCCGCTGCGAAACGCCGCCCAGCTCTCCTCGGCCTGCCGGGCCGCCTCGTCGCCGACTTTAATGAGATCCTTCCATAAAAACTCCAGCGTCTTGGAGAATTCGACTTGGACACCCGGGATCAGGTTCAGCAGTTTTTCGATGCCCTTGCCCGCGTAGTCGATCGCGATCACCACGCCTGCCATGGCGTACGACGCCGCGAACTTCAGGGCATAGAAGCCGGCCTTGAGCGCCTCGAGCCAGTCCGCCAGCTTCGCCGCCGCCTTGGTCACCCACTCGAACGCGTCCACGCTGGAATAGCCCGACTCGCGACCCGCCACGGCCATCTCTGTGAGCCGATTGGTCGCCGCCTCGACGTACGGCGCCAGCTCGATCGCCAGCGACTGCGCCGCCCCGCTGATCGCGCCCCGCATCCGCGTGATGGCGTTGTTCGCCTGCTCGATCTTGGCCGCCTCGATTCGATCGAAGGTCAGCCCCAGCGCCTCGGCGTCGGCCTGCATGGCGTCCAGGGCCGCGCTACCCCCCCGCAACACGTTGATCAGGGCGACGCCTTCACTATCAAATAATTTGAAGCCAAGTCGCACACGATCCGTCTGATTACTGACCCCCTCCATCGCGTCGGCCAGCGCGCGGAACTGCTGATCGGCCGGCAGTTGCGCCAACTGCTGGGCGTCCACCCTAAGCTCCTTGAGCGCCATCTGCGCCTCACCGGTCCCCGCCGCCGCTTCACTCAGCCGGCGCGTCATCCGCTGGAGGCCCATGTTGAATGTCCGCGATTCAACGCCCGCCAGCCTGGCCGCATGTTGCAGTCCCACGAGTTTGTCCGTCGCCAACCCCAGCTTGTCGGCGACCTTGGCCGTGGCGTCGATATACTCAAACGACCGCTTCAACAGCAGCCCGAGGCCCCCGCCGCCGGCGACGGCGCCGATCGCCGCACCCCATTTGAGCATCCGCGCCGCCGACGAGGCTATGTCCCCGGCAAACCCGGTCACTTGGGCCCGTGCTCGGTCCATACCGCGGGCGAACCCCCGCGTTCTCGCCGTCACCGACACCGCCAGGCTCGCAATATTCGGCATGATCCGCTACCCGTTATCCGGTGCCCCACCCGGTCTGTCGGGTGGGGGACTGACGTCTTTGCCATCGTGCAGCTTTCGCCATCGCCGATTCCAGATCTTCGCGAAATGCGTCAGCGTCGCCTTCATCTGCCGCCATCCCTCACGTCTTGGCCCGCTGCGGAACCGCGGCATGAAATCCGCCGCCTTCAACGCCCGGGTGCCCTTTTTGCGGAACACGTTCGCGATCGTCGCCGCCACGATGCCCGCCCTCAGGTCCGCCCGCTCCTCGCCGTACGGGTCGAATCTGCCGAACGCCATCCACTCCGCGAACTCCGCCGCGTCGATCTCGATCTGCGCCCGCCGGACCGACATACCCAGGTGACTGGCTAGCTTGAACCACTGGCGGCGCTCGGGCCGCCGCGTGAGTTTCCCAACAGCTCCTCGATGTCGCTCGCCCGCATCCGGTTCACCCGTTGCGCCGTCGCGAAAATCCGGTCCAGCACCACCGACGATTTTTCCGACAGTGCTGGGATGTCCTGCTCGCCGAACAGCAGCTCGCCCGCCTGGTCACACACCGTGTACGCCGCTAGGCGCGCCCGCAGCCCCTTCAAATCGCGCTGGCCGTCGGGCCGGCTCGCCATCGCCTCCTCGAGGGCGTCCCGCTGCGTGCCGGTCATCACCCGCACGAACACGCGGCCGCCCCACTCGGGCACGTCGACGCGCTCGAGCCGCCGATCGTCGGCCGCCAGAATCGCGCCGCGGCTCAGCACCCCGTTGTCGTCAACCATTCTCCACCTCGTGTGTGCCACTGCTTGAAACAGTGCACCTAATTCAAACCGAACATCTTACGGCGTCGGGTCGTACACGCACTCCAACTTGAACGTGCCATTGCTGCCCGACGCATTCGTCAAAAACAGCGCCGTCACGTCGGTCGTCAGCAGGTTCGCAAAATACGAGTCGCTGTCCCAGCAATAGGGCACCCCGCCGACCAAGCTGATCGTATCGTCCGGGGTTGTGCCGTCGTTGACCTCCAGCGTCATATCGACGCTGGCCAAAATATAGATGCTGGCAATCTGATCGACGTCGATCGCCGCGTTGATCTGCAGATCCGTCGAGCTGTCCGGGATCGACTCGTCGATGCTCACCCTCTCGGCGGCTGAGTAGACGTTGCTGCTGCTGACCGTCGCCCCACCCGAGATCACCGATTTGTTGATGGTATGGCTGAATGACATGATTCACCTCGCAAACACATGGGCTGTTGGGTGCCCCATCCCTTCCAGGGGTGGGGGCTCGTGTGCCACTGCTTTAAGCAGTGTCTTATTTACGCGCTCCCCTATCGGGTCGCCGCTAAACCTGGAAGCGTTGCTACGCTCAGGCGTGGCAACGGTTTATCCCGCGTGCGTACCCGGCATCTCCGCCAGCGTCACCGACGCCCGCTCCTCGTCCGCCGGCTCGGCCCGCCGAAAGCGCAGCGTTCCATGGTACTGGCCGTCAGC